TAGCACGCTCTCTGTCATTGGCACTGCTTTTATAATGCGTTCCAGTTTGTCGAATGCTTTATCGACATTCGGATTGCCTTGGTATGCGTCAACGTTTCTCTGACGTTCAAGATCAAGCAATTTTCTCGCGCGCGTATATATATCATCATCATTCTTCTTTCCTTTGTTCCATTGTTTCTTTATTCTATTGGGGTCAGTTGGTGGCTCAGTTGGTGGCTCAGTTGGTGGCTCAGTTGGTGGGTCAGGTATACCACCGTTTCGATTATTTATATCTTGATATTTGTCGTAGTTTACTATGTTTATTTGAGTGTAGTTACCATTGTCATCTATGGTCAGTTGACCTGCCTCGACAAACTTACTTAACCATGTCCGTATAGTGTTCCTAGAAACATCAAACTTTTTAGACATCCCTCTGATCGAAGTTGCAAATGACCCACGTGGAATCTTGTTCCCTTTGAACCATCCGTCCTTCCAGTTTGCATTCAATAGCAGATACGTCCAGAATCCCAACATTCTGATGTTGTCTGCATATTGCCATTCCAAAAGTGAACGGTCTAATAAAATAAATCCATTGTTTGATTTCATCGTTCACTATCTCCTTTTCTAAAATGGCAGATCATCCGGATTGATATCAATGTCACTGCTAAAGTCTTCAATCTTTGTGTCCAATGTCTTCGGCATTTTCATACTCTGCTGCACATGTTTTTCTTTCGCATCTGCAACACTCGTCTGATTGCTACTGCTGTACTGATTGCTGTCTGATTTCTCTCTGATCAGTTCCAGACGTTCAGCGAGTATTTCAGTAACATAGACCTTTGTCCCGTCCTGCTTGTCATAATTGCGTGTCTGAATGTGTCCGTCAACGCAAACGATATTTCCTTTTGCACCGTATGTCCCGATGTAGTCTGCGCTCCCTCTCCATGCAACACAATTGATGAAGTCTGCAGTTGGCTCATTGCTCTGCTCATCGTCTTTCTTTTTGACGTTGCGATTGCATGCCACCGTGAATGAGCATACAGACAGACCAGACTGTGTCTTCTTTACCTCTGGATCACGTGTCAAACGTCCAACAATAACGGCTCTATTCGTGCTCATGCGCTCACCATTTCATGGTCTTCTACATCAATTCTTACTTCCAAGCGTGGCATTTCTGCGTATTCCTTGGTTGCTACAATGTTGACAACCTGTGAATCGTCTTTCCATGCGATTCCGTTCAATCCGTCAATGCATTTGATGATATTGTCTAAATCTGGCTTTTTAGTTGGGACAACACGTTTTGTCATCGATTCATTAACCGCCATTTCATGTTTTTTACGGCTGAATGACTTCGGGACTGCGTAATATGCATGCATGGTCAATAGCACTGGCTTTTCTGTCGGCTCCCAATCTGGATACAATTCCGTGAATGCTGTCAGAAACAGATTTTCATACATCGCTGTTTTCTTCGGTGTGTACGCTCTTCCACTTATTCGGCTGAATCTCGGTCTGCCTTTTCCATACGGCTGACCAGGAACAATGAATTTCAATGTTGTCATTTTTCAACCTCCACTGTGTAATCGTCAATGCTCATCTGCACATCATCTGGCATCTTGCAGACTGTCGGTGCGAGAACTGTATCAACTTTACCAACTGCAATAGCTCCTATTCCGGTCGTGTAATCTGGAGTAATGATCAGATCAATCTTGATGTGTCTCTTAAACATCTCGTCTTTTGTACCGTCTGAACAATCAGCAACAACCTTTGAAATGGCTGTCGTTATTGCAGAGTACAGATCGGACTGTTTAACAATCTCGTCAGGCGTTGTTGCCACATTGATCTTCATGCCAGATCACCTAGCAGACTGTCATTATTCTGCTGCTTTGGTTCTTCCTTCCATTCTCCAGTTGCTTCATTGGCATCAACGTCAATTGCATCATCGTTGTCTTCGTACTTTGGTGCTTCCTCTGGGTCGAGTGTCTCCTTGTACGTGTTGTCATTTGCAAATGCATTCTGCATTTCAATACTCATGATTCCCCACTTGCTAATCAATTGTCTGAGCATAGTCTTAAAGGCCATGCCATCAAAATCTTTGTACCAGAATGATGAGTATTTCCATTCGTCTTCTTTTGGATACTTGCCTGCTTCGAAATCAGCGAATGATACTTTCTTGAATTTTGTTGTGCTCACTGCATCCTTGCTGAATGCCTGCGAATATTTGTCGGCATGAGCTTCCATTTTTGCCTTGCTCCAATACATGCATTTTTTGAAACCGTTAACCAGTTCAAACATTGCATAGTAGCCAATTGTCTTAGCCTTTTCTCTCGCGTCTGGGTCTTCAATCGGTGATACATCGATGTCTTCTGTAAATGGATTGAATGATTTTAATTCTCCGTCCTTGACTGCAACTACATTCAATTTCTTGTACTGTCCAGAGCGGATAGCAAGCTGAATATAGCCTTTATAACCGAGCTGAAATGTTGCCTTTTTGAATGCTGAATTTTTGTCGCCAAACGGCACCATGTAATAGTGACCGAGCTGTGGAGATGGTGACAGGTTAAGGCTCTCACCGAGCAGTGCAGCACTAATTACTGACACGCCATCGCATGCCTGCAAGTCTCTGTTAGTTGATACTGCAGAGATCAATGCCGCCGTGAATTTTTTTGTCTTTGATGCTGAACCAAGCGTTGACATGATGTTTTCCTGTACTGCCTGTGCCTTAATTACTGTCTGGAATTTTATATTTTTAGCTCCGCTGTTTGTAAGACTGTTCTTTACTGCCATTGTTAGTTAACCTTCTTTCTGTTCAAAACATTGAATTTGATTCCGATGCTGTTCATGGCATCGTTTAACTCTGTCATCTGTAATTTGTTGCCAGTTATTTCAAATGTGATTGCATACATCTGCTCATGTGCCTGTTCTGGCTCATTCTGTGGATCTGTGCGCGTTTCTTCTGCCTGTGTGGTAACTTCTTCACATGCTCTCAGTCTCTGCATGTACGCATCAAAATTTGCAAGTGATGTGCCGATGTCTAAGGTTGTCTGGTAGTCTGCTAGCATGTACGTCACTTCTGCTTCATTTTCCATATTTGTGATCTGTCCGATGTCTGCATCAATATGCGCAGACCTAGCCTGCAGCTCTTCCTTCCATTTTGATTCGGAGCATGTCTTATTCAAAAATCGTTCGTTCCATACTGCAGACAGAGGAATGGAAACTTTCTTCGGATGAATTTCAGTCCAGAATGCTTCAATAGCCGTCTTCTTTTCTTCCTTGTCTCTTTCTTCCTTTGCCTTGATCTGTGTGTCTATTTCTCCATTCACTTCATCGACTGCTGATGTCATTTCCTTGATGTCATTCTTGACCTGCAGAAATGGCGCATTGTATTCACGTTCCTTGCCAATTCTCCAGTCATTCATTGACTTTCTGAATGCGTTAAGCTTTGAATGCATCTCCTTGGCGTCTGCAATCTGGTCATCCGTGAACTGGATGCCTCTGTAATTGTTTAGTAACTGCTTCACACGTGGCTTGATCTCTTCGAGGTTTGTGTGAATCTTACCAGTCTCGAATACATCCGCCTTAAACTCGATTAAATCGTTATTTTCGGGCACTTCTTCTTCATGCTTGACCTCTACTGCTGCGTCAAACAAATCTCTATTTTTTTCCATTGTTTTCTCCTATTTTTTTGATGCTAAATTCTTGGCATGATCATTGCAGGCTCTGTGTCTGATTCAACGTATTTCCAGAATTTCTGAACACCATTAAGCTCATATTTCATATCGTCAATGACATCATCACGATCAATGTGGTAAGTCCTCAATTGCGAGTAATCATCTGAATATCTCAACTCTGCGATCAGATCAACAAATTCAAACCCAGTGACGTTAAGACCATGAAGAATCTGCGTATAGTAGTAGTCTGGAATCTGATCAACCCATTTTTCTGATGCTGATTTGCCATGGATTGCAGTTGTTTTGATCTCCAATATTCCACGTCTGCCAGTGTTTCTATCAATGAGCAGACCGTCTGGGCTGTAAAGCATGCATGCATATTTGTTACTTTTGAGAATCGTGTTATCCTGGTACTGCACCTCAACCGTGTCTATCCGTTTGAGCTGATACAATCTGCGGATATGCTCCTCTGCGTATGTTCCGTAATAGACGGCTGGATTCTTGCTAATGTCTGGCGGTGTTGATCTGTCAGTCTTCTCACGCCACAATTCAACGTTAGATTTCCACGGACTGATTCCGAGAGCAGATGCAGCAGCTGATCCACCGATTCCATTCAACTGCTGTCTGCCATTCAGCCATTCGTCACGGTTTGCAAATTTATACATTTTATATATTTCGCAGTCAGCGAAAAGCGATGTTCCATACTCAAATTCATTGCTCATTCGTCCGTGCTCTTTCCGTTCTCTCTAACATTTGTGCGGTACACTCTCTGCCACTCACCTCTGTGTATCTGACCATTGATTGTGCTGATCATCGTTTCAGCTGATATGCTGCAGAGTATCGAGCATTCATCGCTGTGGAAAAAGTCTATGCATGATTTATACTCTTTTACTTCCGATTCGATTTTGCTGATTTTGTAACTGACATCTGTTTTCAGTTTGATAATTTTCTTGATGTCTGCTTCTGTTCTCTGCTCGCTGTTTTTGCCGATTCCGTCTCGCTGTTTCTCCATGCGTGCAATGACGTACGGCACTTTGTGGATAACCATTTCCGGCTCTTCTGTGCATGGTGTTTTCGTTATTCTGTACAGATAGTGAAGCGCCATCTTGTATTCATCCAATGCGCTGAGAACAATAGCTGCACCTAGGCGTCTGTAATTTTCGATGTCGAAATCGAGTGCTTTCACTTTGTGTTCTTCTTTGCTTTCTTCGATGTCTTCTTAGTTGTCTTAACAGGTTTCTTTTCAGCCTTCTTTGTGCTCTTCTTTACCGTCTGCTTCTTAGCCTCTGTTTTGACCGCCTTGTGTGGCTTCTGGCAATGATTATCGTTTGTTCTGAGCCACTTATCGCAAATGCTGTTCAGCATCGCCGCGTCGCTATAATGCCACTTCTTTGCGTATGCGTGGATGTCTGCGATTGTGTAAACTGTCTTGCCGATTCTGATTGTCTTTGCTGTGTTCATTTTTCTTTTCCTTTTGATTGACTCAATAGTCAATCCCTTTCATTTTTATTCTTGACTCTTCCGCATCACTGATGATGCGTACTTTTTTTACTGTGTTGCAATTTTTACTGATTGATGAATAGATGTTCCCAGTGCCTGTCCCGATCATTCTGCCTAGCTCTGCGCCTGTGTCTGCTACTGCCTCTGGCAAATATGGAAATCTCGCTGAGTATTTAACGTACACGGTTTTTTGCATGCTTTTTCTTCCAATAATCTGTGACCTCATCGATGAAATCGCATATCCACCTATTGCGCTCTGCTGTGTCGTCTGTGCAATCCTCGTCCATCCATTCGTTAATCATTTCTGCACGTTCGTCACCGTCCTCAAGCGTCCAGTAGATTTCTGCACGATCATCGCTTTCTTTAATTTCTTCTGCACCGCAGTATGGACATTCATCGATTGTTAGATAGTCTCCAGAAAAATAGTGCACTGGGTCGCAAACGTATGCATCCATCGTTGTCTGCTGATGTTTCATGTCCTCTTCGAGAAATGCTTTATTGCAATTCACACAATGCCATACTGTATGATCAGCCATTGTTCTTACCTCTGAGATCAGCGCCTTTTAACAGTCCAATAATTTCCGTTTTTCCAACCTCTGTAAAACTCTTGTTTGCACCGTTATCATGCAGATAGCATCTGCATCTGTACTCTGTTTTGATGTATTTTCCAGTGTTGAAATCATACGCGTCCTCTTTGATCAATATTCGATACAAATCGACATTCTTATAGCGTAGAAAATCAATAATCACACGGCTGTCTAACATGTTTCTAACCGTCTCCCAGTTCGCGTCATTATTGATGTACTCACGGCGCTCTTTATCGTTAGTCAGCATCGTCTTCTGCCTCTGCTCTGTTGATGATGTCGTTGAGTTTGTCGTTTGCGTTGATAGCCTTTTCTGCTTTCTTTGCGTCATCTTCTCCCTTGGCTTCTTTCCCATTCTGCTTATCGTTTACCAGTTTTCTAACGTCTTCTGCTGTTTCGATGCCTGCGCTCTCTGCACTCTCTGGTGCTTCGATTCTTTCAACCGGTTTGAAATGTCTGCCTGTCGATGCGTTGACACTGTCGATAATTTCATCCAGCCTGCGCCGTGTGCATGTCACTCTGTTAAGAGCCTCTAATGCGTTGTACTGAGTGTGCTCTGCAGCCGCCAGTGTTCTGTTCATCAACCCGTAATTCTCACTGCACATGTCGTTGTTAGCTTTGACGATGCCGTCCTGTATGTCGAGACGCTTTTTCAAGCCGTCAATGTCTGTGTGATACTGATCATCGAGTGATGCGATTGTCTCCATTTCAGTGGTGATCTGACCTCTCATGATGATGTTCTGCACGATCATTGCGAGACAGGCAATGACCAGGACAATCATGCATGCATACATCCCGATCATGCGATCACCTGCAGCACAGTTCTGACTGCCTCAATGATGATGAATGCGATGATGTAAGCGAATGATGCGAGTGTGAACACGTTAATCCACTTGATTCTTCTAGTCGTTCTCATTGTCTGTCCCCTCATTGTTCATAAATTTGTTAATGAAATAAATCTGCCCTTTGCCTGTAATTTTGGTCGTCTTGGTTGTGATGTTGTCACCGTTGCCGTTGATGTAGGACCCTTCTTTGACTTCCATCAGATTAAGGTCCATCGACTTCTGAGTTGGCATGTTCTTACTGCTGCCAGACTTGATCAGATAGCCATCTGCTCTCAATTGTTCAAACAGTCTCTTCTGACCGATCTCGATGCCGTTGCCTTTTAGGATCTTTGCCAGATCTCCGATCAGGATACTGGTATGACTGGATGAGACCGCATCTGCAAACAGGGCTTTAGGTTTCATTTCAGCGATCTGAGCGTTCATTCCGTTGATTGTCTGCTGAGCAATCATCAATCCCCGAGCCATGATCTTTTCTGGAGTGTTCATTTCAGCTTCCATTGAATTGAATGCTCTGATGTACTTGATCTTCCATTCCAGTGCCTTGTCTCCTGTGAATCCCATAGCCAGCAGGCTGAATCCATCTCTGTTCATCAAATAGGTTCTCTGCGGTCTGCCATAGGTGTCTGGAGCGTCTGTCTCAAAAAACATCTCCCCAAAATTGGGGGCATCTTTTAGAGCGTCAATATCTCTAAGCACATGATCGTGTCTCTTTTCAAAGCTCTGCGCTATGTTCTGGCTAGTGGTTACTGGCTGATCGTTTCTGATTTCGATTAGTTTTGATTCTGTTTTTATGATTTTTTCCATTTTCAATCTCCTTTTCTGTTAAAATGGAGATGGCTTTTCAGAGCCACCAAGCACTCGATCCTTCCACGGCTGAGTGCTTTTTGTGTCTTTTTAAGACACTCATGATTCAAAAAAAATACGATCGATTTGATCCGCCGTAAGATTGTAGCGGTTTTTGATGGCAATGATTTCTGGCTGGTTGAATCCGATTCCGTTTTTATTGTTGATTTTGTTTGACAGCGTTGATGCATAGATTCCAAGCGCTTCTGCCAGTGTTTCGTATGTGTCTCCGTAAGCGATCATCACTGCTCTAAGCTCATTCTTGTTCATGGTTCACCTCCTTGTGTCTTAATAAGACACTTTTATTCTATCAGCGTTAATGATATTGTCAATAACTAAATTGCCGTGAAAGTGAATTTTATTATTGTATTGTTTATATGCCGAAGCTTTTAATATCATCAATGCTAAACGCTTTGTACTCATCGCCTGACCAGTTATCATTGCCATTGTCAACCTCCATCAGAGCAACATGGATGCTCTGGTGCTCCTTTCCCTCATCCGTTGTGTAGACGTTCCAGTCTTTGTAGGCGTCCATCATTGCCGTGGAGAGCGAAAGATAAGGTTTGTCCATGCCAAAGATGTCGCCATTTCTCTCACTGATTACATACCATGCTAGGTGTTTATTCAATTTTTGCTCATAGGCCAGTAGCTCCATCATATCTGCCAGGTACGTTGATACGCCTCTAGCGCCGGTTTCCCAATTTTGGATAGTCCGCATCGGGATTCCAAACTGGTCCGCAAACGCTTGTTGAGTGAGCCCTGTGATGCCTCTGATTTCTTTAATTGCTGTCATTTTAGTTACTCTCCTTTATTTCCGCAAAACTCGAAGCGGTCCCACTCGCTCTCATATTAGTTGTCCGTTCACAGTTGATGCATCAAGCCTGAAAGTCAGATCAATAATTTTTTCTCTCGTTGCGAAATTCTTTTTGGCTGCTTCCTTGAGAACGGAACGGATACCTGCTGGAACAATCGAAAGGCCATATTCAATCAAACAATCTTCCGCGGATTTCAGCGCATCATGAGCATCGTTCAGTTCTTTTTCAAGCCCTGCATTTACGATTATTTCTGAAAGCTCAGCGTTTGCAATTTCAAAATCCGCGTCATCATCCATGCAGAAGAGATGACCAGGAACTGAACCATCTGAATTTTTTATTCCTTTGTCAGAAATGAACTTACGCTCAATTTCTTCCAGCTGAGATTCGAGCTGCGCAGATAGCGCTTTCGCTTCCATGTAGTTTTTTTGTTCCATGTTCATCGTGTTTGCCATTTTATTTTTCATCCTAATCTATTTCTCCTTTGTGTTTAGCACGACCGCCGGTTGGCGGTTTCGTCGCAATTTTCAGCGACTCTTCAGGTGCTTTTTACCAAATTTAATTCTCCCCTTCTGTCTTATCAGTTAGCTTATTCTGTAATTTCTTTTAATATTTTCCCTGAAACGCTGTCATACAAGCTAGCATTATTTTTTTTTGATCATCTGACATTTCTTCAAGTGAGCATCCCATCATTTTTTCAGCTTCTTTGCGCTCTTTGCTGTTTTCTTCTAAAACTTTGTAGGCAATCATTTTTGTGCTTTTCATGTTTTGTTCTCTCCTTGAGGTTTCCCTCTTTCTTTTGATACCTATAATATACACTCATCGGCGTACTATGTCAATGGGTTTATTCAAAATATTTTAACTATTATAGATTTAGCATTATAAAAAACACTTTTGTATGCTACCGTGTATGCTACCGCAGAAAAAACTAGTCGTCAGAAACATAAAAAGACAGCCTTAACGGTTGTCTTTTTCCATGTCTCTCTGAATCAGATTTTTGAGATACTCGCTTTTTGACGGCTGCTTATCCAACCAGTCGCATATCTCCATATCCTCGTCGCTGTCTTTTCGCAGCATGATTTTGACCTGTTTGTAATTGGTGGCATAATTCCTCAGATATTCAGCTCTCTCAGTTTTCATTTGCAAAACTCTCTAGCAGATCATTGACGTCCTCGGCTGTCATTCCGTCTCTGTCAACAACACCGCTAATTGCATATACGTAATCGCCGTCACTCATTGTCTCAACGATTTTAAGTGGGTCAGTGTCAGCGTAAACCTTTTCAGCCTTGTCTGTTAGCACAAGATTTGTGTTATCTCTGCCATATTCTCTGCAATAATCATATTCTGTATCATTTAGGTACTCTCTCCAATCATTCACGGCTTCTTCCTCTGTTTCCGGCTCTGGCATATCAGCTGACGGTGTCCAAACAAGGTATTTTCCGATGTCCTCTTTTTTTGCGTGTCCGTTTGCTACTGTCTCCTCTGTGATCTCCTCGATGTAACTGTCATTGTCAAATGTTGATGCGTAATCTCTAACTGTGTTTTTCATAATTCTCTCCTTTTGCCTTATCGGCTTTTTAGTCCTCAACTGCGTCTATAAGCAGTGGCTCACCATCTGAGCCTGTGCCGCCGAGATACCAACCGCTTACTGTTAACTTTTTGATGCCCTGCATGCCGAGCGTTACATCATATATTGATGATGTGCTTGCGTCCTCAGCATTGCGGATGATCTTTACGCATGAGACACCATTCTCGGCAGTTCCGTCTGCATGATTGATTGAGCGTCCGTCTGCTGGGATAGCTCCAAATCTAACAGCTGATACATACTCTGGTGTTCTGCCAGTGAAACCCGCATGGTACCATGTCTCATCAGACCATTTGCCGGTAACCATGTCGCTGAGTGTTTCGGGATCCATTGATCTCAATGCCTCATCCTCTGATGCAAACTGTTTTGCATCCTTAGCTCCCATGTTGTACCAACGTGTCTGTCTGTTTGTAAGCTCCATGTTGTTATCCCCTCTCTTTGTTTACAATACTAGTATAGTACCTACATTTATATTTGTCTAGTACTTACAAGCAAATATTTTAAAATATTTTTTAATCTTGCTCAAAACCGCGCAAATAAAAAAAGTCTGCATCTCTGCAGACCGTTGGTTACTTTGTGATTGTTGCGTTGTAGCTGTTTGTGCTGATTTTAAGCAGTGCGCCGAGAAACACGTCAATTGCTGACAGTGTGCCGACAATTGCTGTCGCATATGGCAAACCCCACAGACTGGACAGCGCTGCATACAGTGTTCCAAGTGCTGGAATAACAATCTGTGCAATGTAGACTAAAACATCATAAGCGTTGTTTGATAATTTCATAGTTTTATTCTTCCTCTTCTTTCATCGGTAATTTTTCAACCTCATTCATTAATTTCTCTCCTGTTCCATTGCCACCACGTGCTCTGTAAGGCAGATAGATGTAAGTGTTTAGATTGTCGTACTCCTCACGTGTAATGTAGCCACGTTTTATGTACTCGCCTGCTAAAGCAAATATCCTGTCATGCCCTAACCCCATGAGGAGATCATGCTTGCTGTCGTGTCTGTTGATAAAAAACATTATTAATCCTGTAAAGCCTGATGATGTGATTGCTGTTAAAACTGCAACTGTGAGTATTTGGAAAAATGGATTCATGTCTGCCGTCTCCCCTGCCTGTTATTTGATTCTTATTTTCTGCCCTGCATAGATACGGTTAGGATCAGCAAGTCCGTTGATCTGTGCGATGTGCTGATAAGTTGTGCCATATCTTGATGCAATGCCTGACAGTGTATCTCCACTCTGTACCGTGTAATATACTTCCTGTGATGCACCTAGCTTCTGGTTGACGATGTTCTGGATAGCGTTATAGTCATATCCTGCTTGTTCTAGTCTGTTCTTACGGTCGTTACCATCTCCCCACTTCCCCGCAATTACCTCGCTTGCAATCTCATCGTTTGACTTTCTAACAGGCTGAGTCTTCTCGTTCACAATGTCCTGAATCGCATTGTAATCATATCCTGCTTGTTTGATCTTGCTCTTGCGATCTTCACCATTTCCCCAAGCTCCTGCAATCACTTCTTCTGCAATCTGCTCGTTACTCTTTCTCACAGGTTCTGCTGGCTTATAATCACACGATGGATTCGCATACTTATGCCATGCTGTAGCATCCATATAGGCAATGTCTAAGTCAAGGTTGCCGTTATATCCTGCAAGCCTTCCAGAGCTTGTATACTGCCTAATAGCACACGTATAAGCATCTTCGTTCCATGGATGTTCCTGATATCCTGTCGGCTCGTTATTTGCATACTGAGCAACCCACAGTCCATAGTCTCCAATACCTGAAAGTCTGCTGATTGCTGATGCCTGTACATATACAATCGGTCTCACGCCTGTTTTGTCGTATACATAATCGCACCACGTTTTCACCCATTCAGCATCGCCATTTCCCCACCTTGCGTTGTCTGCAGATTCCCAGTCAAGGCACAAAATGGCTTCCTTGATATATCCCTTAATGTTGCTTAAGAAATAATCTGCTTCTGCTTTTGGATCTCCACCTCCTGCATAATGGTACACACCAAGAAGCTTTCCTGCCACTTTTGCCTGCTGATAATGCTTGTCGCAATAAGGATTCACATAGCTAGTACCCTGTGTTGCCTTTACAATCACAAAGTCTGCGTCAATCGTTCCTGCATTCAATCCTGCCTGATAGCTTGCAATGTCTATTCCGTTTAATGTCATTTCCTTTTCCTCTTTTCTATTTTCCAAATAAAAAACGTGATTGCTCACGCTGATCTGTATTGCAACAGTTTTAGAATTTGTGTCTGAATACGCCACATCAAATGTCGGATTAGAATTTACAACGTGTGCAATAATGGCACAGCTTGATGTTCCTATAACCGTATTGCCACTGTACGTTGTGACAGTGATTTCTCCGGTCATGCTTGCACCCTCTTATATATCATACTAAAAAGGCGCTCATTGCGCCTGAATTATCTACACTTATACATAATAATTGTCGTGATATGCGAGATAATATGCGGTATATTTATTCCCACTCACAGGGTTTTTATCAAAAATTCTTGCACTGGTTTTATCCATGTCAACAATGTACGGCGAACCAATGAAACTATCAGAGCAAACCCCCAGCCAGCACACAAATTTAGCATTGCCCGCGACATTTGCAGTGATTGAGATACCTATCCCATTACCACTATCAACCGTTACTGATCCTACATAAAGTGATGTAAAACAAAAATAAACCAATTGTGATACCTCTATTGCAGAACGGTAATGTGAGTTTGTGCTGTCGATTGTGGCACCCTTTGCAATTGGCGCAGTTACCATTCTGGTCTCACCATTGACAACAACATAGTCGCCCTCGGATAAATTCTCTTTTGCCGTTGTTCCATCCTGAACCCATCTTTTATATATGATCTGGTTCTGCAAATTATCAGTTGTTGTTTTATCCGCCTTTGTGTCAAGAATGCTTTTAATCTTTGACCAGAAATCTGATGTTTCTATCTTTTTGCAAAATCCCATGTCACTTCACCCCCTCAACGTTGATTGACACTGCTGTTGCTGGTTTTGACGTTGCGTACAGTGTCAGCGTTGTTCCGCTTACGTTTGCATTTTTGATGCATGAATACGCTGTTTCCTCGGCTGTTGTCGGCACTGTTGATACCGGTGCAATGGAGATTGTCGGGTGCTCGTCATACACTCCCGACAGTGCAAAAACGGCTGTGTAATATGCAACACCGCTCACTGTGGTTGTTGAGCTAGACCAATTTGTCAGATCCACCGCAATGGTTTTGTAAATTGGTGTGCTGCTGTCTGTCTCCCATTGTGAGCCACTAGACGTTTTGGTTAGCACCTGTCCGACAGCGCCGGTATTGGTTGGAATCAACGGTTTTGTATTGTTGTACGCCGTTTCTGCTTTTGCTGCGCTTGATGCAGACGCGCTCGCACTGTTAGCACTAGCCGTTGCACTTGTAGCCGCCTTAGATGCGCTTGCTGATGCGTTAGCGGCCTGTGTTGTAGCCTGTGCTACAAGTCCTTCAAATACTGGTATATCGCTGTCAGACACGACTGTAGCGTCGTCCATAGCGGCATGCTCTACCGACAGGATAAAATTAGCGGTTGCAATCGTGTTGCCCGCTGAATCGGTTAGCATTACCTCGCAGACCGTGTCTCCTGCGACTGCTGTCATTTGCTGTGGAACAATGATCGATACTTTTCCATTGCCGACAGTCATTGCGTAGTCAAAGCCTTTGCCATCTGGTTTAGTGCCTTTAATCGTTGCACCTGTTCCAGACGGTATGGAATACGCAAGCCCCGCTTGGTACAGATTAAAAACTAGCAGTCTGCCGAGTTTGTCGTACTGAGACACGTTGACAACTAGCTGATTTCCACCCGGCACTAAATCAAGACTGTACGTTTGAGTAATCATTCCGTCGCTCATTCTGTTTTTGCCCCCTGTTCTACGTCAATTAAAAACACAGCAGACCGTGTGACCGCTGTGCCGTTGTGCAATGCTAATTGCGCACGATGCATGCCTGCATGTGATGTGATGCTAGTCGGCAGTATGCACGCAAATGTGTTAGATGCCGAATCAAGAGTACAGTTGCATTCACCGACATCAGTTTCAATCGTGCCAGTTATACCGCCCCACGATTCGGGAGCATCAACAACCTCAATCTCAATCTTGCGTGCAACACTGTTAGTCTGCTCAGACAATGCCGGACAGAATGCAGTTGCAACCGTACCACGCTCAATCTTTATACGATGTACAGTGGTTGTTCCTGTTACAGTCCCGTCATTTGGATAACGGTAGACTCTAGCCACAGAAGGCGCATCGTGCCCTTCTATGGCTTTTCCTCTTGTGAATGTTGCGGCTATTAGCTGCCTCGATGTGCCACTTACGTCAAATCTACAATATCGAAGCCAGCCTGCCCCGTCAAAAGCACACAAATATGAAACTCCAGATGCGGGAGTGACGTCTAAAGTGATCGTGTAAGTGTCTCCGGATATAAGCGGCTCAGTAAGTTCAAATTGGTGTGTCACATAATCAGCATTAGTCGTTTCTTCGCCGTATTTTAGTGCTAGATTTTCTCCGACCGTTGCACCGTCACCATGCGAAACGTGCAAAACTGGTGGAACTCCAGACGGAATCATGGATAATTTAATTGACTGCATCATAAATGCCCCACAAAAGTATTGTCTACATAGAAATTAAGTTGTGATCCTGTCCAACCAATGGCAATTTTATGAATACCATCTCCGCCATTTACTCCAGTTGAAACAACTGCCGGGCCATAATTAACACCGTTGTTTAGGGAAACAATGTGGTCAGATGTGCAATGGATTGAATACTTGCTGCCTGTCGCAACTGAAAACTCATTGCAAAATGTTTCAAAAAGTCCATCTGCTCTCATTCTAGAGATAACAGAAAACGTCCCGTCCTCTTTTGAACGTTGTAATGTAAAAGCGTCATCTGTGAATACGATTGTATTTCTAGTTGTTCCAGTACCGTCTTTCCCAACTAGCTGGAGCTCTTGAATCCCATCAGTTCCACCATTGCCAGTGATTCCTACTGTTGCGGTTGAAACAGTTAGGTCTCCATTTCCAGTAAAAATCATTCCACCGTTAGAACCTAGTTTAGAATCTTTTACTGTTATTCTGTTACTATCAGAATCTCCAAAAGTAAGAACAGAACCATTTACCGTCGTTCCTGTTATTGTCCCACCAGTAATCGTTCCTGCACTGATCGACAATGCCTTGATCGTATTTGCCGCTAATGCGTTAAACACTGCATTTCCGTCGCTATCGATTCCCGCACTCCATGTTGCGCCGTAATCCTTGCTGATTGCAAATCCCGCACTATTTATCGTGTATTGGATGTTTGAATCTTTCAGCAATGGTTTATTGTGAAGATAAAATTGTGTTCCACCGCCTGTTTTAGAAACTTTTGTTGTGAACAGTCCTAGACCGTTGCTAATCAGCTCTGAAAACAGTGCGACCTGCTGTGATATGTACGACGATGCCTGCTCTGTTTTTTTGTCCGTTTCAGAGTAGATCGTATCTTCAAGATGAGATTTAGCGTCTCCCAATTCAACCTCTTCAACACGGTCAAGAAGTGTATTCCATTTTACAGAGATTGCTTTTGCAGACACGTCAATGCCTAGCTGTTTGTACTGCACAGTTAACGTGTCGCAGAGACTGACATTTTCCAGCTGTGGTAATCCTAAATCTTTCATGCTTGCATACGACACATCAATGTTCACGGTTGGTTTCCCAACATCGTTAGCTTTTATATAATCCTGCGCATACTGAGCCAGTAATGTTTTTGTAATAGCCGTTGCATTTCCCTCTGCGTCCTTGAACTTATCTGACAAGTTAACGTTAAGAACCTTCGGATATGTGGCTGTTGTGATTGTCTGTATGTCACCTGTTACAACGTTGCCGTTATCGTCTGATGCATATGGCAAGACTGCTGTGTAAGTATTCTCGATTGACTTTTCCTGCTTTACGCTGGTTAAATTTTTCCCATACGCAATGCGGATAAGTTTGGACTTGTCTGTGCCTCTGTTTGCTAGCAGGCTGACTGTTAGATTGTCCCATTTCAGCTCACCGCCAAACGTGTCTAACATTGACCCGTCCTGTCCACCAATCAATGCACGCATGGACTGTGGTTTTGCGTTTTTGAAAACACTCGACGTGTTCGCAATGTCTGTCGTCATGGTGAATGGTGTTGCTGTTGCCATGTTGCTGATAAGACCATTGCATGCAGCCGTGCATCCGGTTGCTGAAAATGGAAGCACGCTTGTTTTGCTCAAATCGTAAGAGATGTGATTGAGATTGTACGTCACCATTCCATTCATTTCTTTTGATTCATCAGCTATTCTAAAAATCTGTGGAGTGTCTGTTTCATTTACCGACATTTTAATCAATCCACCGATATGTATGTCTCTGAAATGTTTGCCACTTACTGGATATTTTAATTCAGCCGTATATGCCCCATTGCGCTCCTCTGTGACGATGCAACTGGTGCACTCGGGCAATCTTCCCAGTCCGTTTGTCTTGCCTCCTACAAACTCCGTTACTGTGTGAATGTACGGCGTTTTACCGTCGGCACCTTTGATAAGTGTCCACTTGTAAGACTTTGGGTCTGTACTGTCTGCTGGCTCATAGTCGGTGTAAGTACCGATAAACTTCGGATAAGCTCCCTCTGGGTCATCTAGTGGGGAAGGTGTCCATGCTATATTGCCTTCATTGCCCAAAGCCACCTTGATGCGATTTACAATCGGGATATTACCCGAGTCGTATTGACCGTAAAAAACTAACGTTGTACTAGTAATTGTTTCATCAACCAGAGTAGGTTTAAATGTCATGCTAAACCGTTGTGGCGTTGTCGTTACCCCTTGGTGTATTACATCAGGGAACCAGTATTTATTTTGCGGCGTGATACCTGGATAAGAGTATGCTTGTATCTGGCTGACTTTGCTAGGATCCTTTGACGACAAATCGTAGCTAATCGTATAAACTTGGTCGGTACCGTATTTGTCAAAAATATCATTAAGATTAAATGTGGTCTCGACAAACTCTTGGTGGCCAACAGTACTATTTGTAAATTGCTGGTCTGAGTTTAATAGCAAATTTTCCTCCGGATACACAGTCGTGAACCTGTCTGTACCGTCAGCACTCCAACTGTAAGCCGTGTGGAGATACGGTGTTTTTCCGTCTGCTCCGGCTTTACCCGGGATACCGGTTGCACCATCTGCACCTTCAATGAGTGTCCAGTTGTATTTTGATGGGTCAGTAGAGTCAGCTTCAATATTGTCAACATACATACCTATATAGGTTTTGTTTGTGCTGTCAGATGTGCTAAAACCTGTAGTGCCTGTTGAATTTGTAGCATAAGCTATATGGCTCGCCACAATATTTTTAGATGTGTCTAAATTTTTAGATGTGTCTAACAAAATTGGAATCATCTTACAAACCACCTCGGTTCTATTTCGAGCGTCACTCCAGACACTGTTATTGTGTTTCTACCAGATTTCAAAACTGGGAAATCGTACTCTGTATCGGTCGATGAGATCGTAACGTCACCGTTGCGGTTTTCCTGCCCTTCGTAGCATTCCTGCGTTTCACAATCAATGACAAGTGCACCGTTGTTTTTTGTGACGGCCATGCCCACATTTCCGATTGTGAATGAGCCTGTGCCGGTGACGTAGATCATCGGTTTAGCGACATTGTATGTTGGGTTCATGAGCACGGTTGATGCGGTAATGGAGATACGATGCTCACCAGATTTCAGATAGCGGTGCGGGATACAAGAAAATTCGAGTGTAAATGTTGCACCGTGATTTCTTGCCCCGACTTTTGGGTCAAGACCGCCTTTGTATTTACCGATCATGTAATAGTCTGGATGGTAAGTGTCCTCTAGCCTGTGATACTGGTCGTCCTGCATGAGAAAGTCTCGCATGCTTTCAAAGTTTGTTCTAAAGTCTTCGACGATGTAAGCATCGTACGGAACATCCTGGTTGTTTGTGCGCTTGTTTGAAACAAGCACATCACCATCACGACCAGGAATCTGAATTGTATCTGTATCCCATTCTGACGAGCCAAACGTTCCACCGCCAGAAATCTTGCATTTGAAATCAAGCATGTTTTTTCCGTTAAACGTTAAATATTCATAGACATTTCCGCTCATTCAAACACTCCTCTCCTGCGCTTCACATTGTCATTCAGACGTTTTTCAATCTCATCAAACAGATCATCAGTATTTGTGTCTTTTGATGCGTACACATTGACATTGATTCCGCCATAGCTGTACTGATTTGATGTTCCACCATTGCCAGACGGAACATAGCCAAATGCAGACTGTACTGCCGTCTGAATCATTGACATCATTGTGTTCTTACCAATCACAACCTCGCCGCCATTTCCGTCTCCAAATCCTTTGAGACCTGCTGACGTTGAAAGCACGGTCGGGGAATTAAACATCACCGGATTGTCATAAGCTGATTTGTACCAAGACACATTGACACTTGGAACACGCTTTGTCTTAGCGTTAAACGACCCGCTCATGCTGAAATGTGGCATTGAAATATGCTGATTGAATTTGAATTTTGTATTGCTGAATAAATTCTGCAATGTGTTCAGTTGATTGCGTGCATCGCTGACCATTCTGGAGAGCTGACCGCTGAACTGATTTGCAGTGCTATTGATTGTTCCATTGATTCTTCCAACCGATGTGTTTAGTTCCCCGAATGAACTGCTCAGACTGTTTGCAGAAGTCTTTGCTTTATTCATTGCCGGTGAAAGCTGTTTTGTTGATGATGCAGCCGTTTTCATCGAGCTTGCCAGAGGCTTAGAACTGCCCACCAGTGCGCTCAATGCCACTGCTCCTAGTCCTATCCCAACCGATGATGTTGTAAGTGCTACACCCAATGCAAGAGCACCTGCAGCGCCTGTCACTGAGCCAGCGCCAAATGCAACAAGACCAACGCCGAGCTTTGCAATCTGGACAGCCGCAAGTCCGCCATATGTGGCAATCGTTGGAAGCTGTGTTGCTAACTGTGTAAGACCTGCCGATGCAAGTCCAACACCTGCGCCGACCAATGTAACGCCAGCACCAAACGCAACAAATCCAACTGCGCCAGCCGTAAGAGCTGGTCCTAATACTGCCGCACCTGCTGCAAGACCTGCGATGGCCGCAACCATTCCAACCATTGCAATCTGCGCCGCTGGACCTGCACTGCCTACCTCAACTGCTGCATCTGCAACCTGCTTAATTCCAACACCTGCAAGTGCAATCCCTGCACCCAATGCAACAAGCGACAGAGCCTGCCCTGCTAACTGTCCGAATGATGTTGCCGCTGAGCCTACACCTGTGGCTGCTGAGCCTGCTGTGCTTCCTACATTGCTTATTCCAGACACTGCTCCGCTTGCTGATGATGCGATGCTTCCAGCCTTTTCGCCGATGCTTCCCATCCATGAAACAAGCTTGCCACCTGTGGAAACGACTGTTCCAATTCCACCTGTTACTTTACCAATGATTGAAACAACTGGACCTGCTGCAAGTGCAACCATTCCAATCTTGACGACCATGTTCTGCTGATCTTCATTCAGCGAGTTAAACCAGTTTGAAAGACCTTGTGCAGCAGTGGAAACATTCTGCAAAATAGGCTGCAAAACTGTGGCAATGCTATTGCCAAGCGTTGCACCAGTCTCTTCCAACTGATTAAGTGTCATTTTCCACTGGTCAATTGGGTCAAGTGTTGTCTGGAATGTTGTTGATGTTGTTCCGACTGCGTCCTGCAGCGATGATGCACCGCCTGTGAACATGTCCATTGAAAGCAGACCGCTCTGAAATGAATCGTATAATTTCGGTCCTGCTTTAGCTCCAAAGATGTCAATTGCATCACCGGAAGAACTGACTGCCTGCGAAAGTTCGTCAGACATCGAGACACCGTCTTCCATTGCAGACTTCTGAACCTTTGACATTCCAGTCATTACCGTTGAAACGTCAACACCAGATTTTTCCAGTGTGCCTAGTAAGTTCGCCGCATCTGATGCATTCATCCCCATGGACTGCAATGCAGTTCCATTGGTTGTCATTTCAGAGCTAAGATCATCGACAGACGCACCTGTACGCTGAGACACTGCTGTCAGAGTGTCCATAAATGCGCTTGCGTCGTTTGCTTTAAGACCGAACGCAGTCATTGCCGACTGCACTCCGTCAACCGATGTTGACACGTCTGTGTTGTTTATTTGTGCAAATTTTATGAATTGACCAGACAGCGTTTCAAGATCATCTCCGGTCACTCCGAATTTAGTGTTGACCTCTCCAATAGCAGAACCGGCATCGCTGAACGATGTAGGGATTGTTGTTGCAAGGTTGTCCATGCTGTCAGTCATTGACTGAAGTGATGCTCCAGTTGCACCGGTCTTTTCTGCGATTGTATCTGCGCCTTCATCAACTTTGTTAAACGCCGCAATTGATGCAGTTCCAAGCGCTGCGAGTGGACCACTGACAAGTTTCGTCATTGAAGAACCAAACGTATCAATCTTTGAACCGATTGTCGAAATCTTGTCGCCTGCGTCTGTAATGCTCTGCCCAACAACTTGCATGGATGATGGCATGTTGTCAAGCTGTGCCTGCATCTTGTTAAGGTCAGCAGTAGCATTGTTTACTTTTTGCTCCCACTGCAATGTTTTATTTTCAAGTTCAGTCGTTCTGTTTCCGTTCTTGTCAGTTGCTTCACTTGATGCATCAAGCATCTTCTGCAATTCGGAAACTTTCTGCGTCTGAACTTCAATTTGCTTAGTAAGAAGTTGCTTTTTCTTTTCGTTCTGCTGGACGGCATTCCCTTCCTTTGAGAACGATGATTCAAGCGACTTCATTTCAGTTCCGAGCGTCTTAGACTGCGTGATGATGTTATTTATTTGTTTTCGATATTCTGCTTCGCCTTGAATACCAATCTTCGGACCAATTTCTACTGCCATACGCCCCTCACCTTCTTATGCTTATTTCAATGCAATTGCTTCATCAAAAGACATTTCTTTATGTGCGATTGATGAATCGGCAGGTTCTGCTCTGCCCTCATAAATAGATAAACAAGAGATCATGTCGAGCATCTCGCCATAACGAGTGCACATGGTCTCTTGTTTTGACATACCTAATTTTCTACCGTAAAACAGAAACCAAGCTGTGTTGAGTTTGATCGCTTTTACTTGTTTACGGCTGAAGCTTTTTTTCCAGATGATTTGATTGGCTGAGCTTCAACTGATGTTGATTTCCCAGTTTTCATGGTCTGCAGTATCCCATTTTCCATGACATTAAGTTCTGACAAATTCATAAAGCCAAAATCATCGTCAGTGAGAAGAACCTTTTTATAATCATTGATACCATTTTTGCGTGCTTCAAAAGCCATGTGATTTTCATGTGCTTCATTCATCGCCTTGGCAATTTTGAAATCAATTCTATAATTCTCTGCAGTAGTCTTGCCTTTGTACAATTCCGAAAGCTTATTGTACTCACCATCTGGACACATTTTTGAAATGCTGTCGATAGATTCAATCGTCAGTTCAAATCCTATTTCTTTTCCGTTTATAATCATCTATATTTATCTCCTTTTTAATTGCTTACGCTGTTGCTACTGTGATTCCGAGTGATTTTTTCAGAGCTGTTTCAGCCTCTGCTTCTGTGTCAAAAACGTCATTGTACATTCTCCATGTATGCTGGGCGTCGTCTGCTCTAAATAGTGCGAATTCCAAATCCTGTGTATCAAATGCCGGCTTTTCTTCTTGCGTTGAATTGTCATCATTTATTGGATTCAGCTTTGCCTTTGACAGAACGAATGGCATGTACAGATCATTGCCATTTGACTTGTAGCGGACAATCCATCCAAGCCCAACATATGGAGCTACTGTGCTGTCGCTTTCATGCACCCAACCGTCAGCGTCTGGTTCTGGAGCTCCAGTGACAAGTTTGCGTGCTGCTAATGTCAGCCCATCAACTGTAAGTGTTGCCTTGCCGCCTGTGAAATATCCACCAGCGCTTTCTGCTGCCCCATTGTCTGCATATCCTGTTACATCATCAGCGGAATCTGGTGAAATCTTTACTTCTACGCCCCTAGCCAGAATCTGCCCTTTTGTATAAGTGAGATTTCCAGCAGATGCACTATATAAAGCTACGTAAGGCTTTGAAAAACCTGTGCTAAACATTCCTGCTGCAAGTGTTTTTGTTGTTGCCATTTCTTATTCCTTTCTGCGCTATTTTGTTAAACCTGCGATGCTCTCTTCGAGCGAATTTTTCATAGCGTCTTCGCAGTCTGTTTTTTTACTTCTTGTCGCATTATCCATGAATGAATATTTTCTCATGAACGATGTTCCAGAATTGATAGAACGTGCCACCATTGCATTTGGCTGACCATTTGGCCACCGCTTAGATTTGATTTTATTGTTTCCATTAAAACCAATCTTAACGTTTTGATAATCATTGTTGCCTTCCTGCAATGTTGAAATTCCAAACGAATCTCTCAATCCTTCGATTTGTACCGATTTCAGACCAGCTCTACATTCGCCATCTTTTTTGTACACTGTGTTATCAACTGGAATCTCTCCGATTGACTGCTTGACAGCATCTGCGACGACCTTTGCACCTTCAAAAACGGCCTTCCCGATGTACTCATCACTCTGGTTGGAAAGTGATTCCAACTGAGCTGTGTATTCGTCAAGACCTTTGAATTTGAACGTTGCCATTGTCTAGTTCACCCACCATTCAAACTCTGTGTGAATGAGCTTTGTCGCGTCTTCATACTGTACGGAATTAACACGGTAAGAGATTGATTCTTGAGCATCAAGATGCTCTTGAATCGTGTCAATCACTGTGTCATATTCTTTTAACGTGTACCAATCGAGCGTGCCGTGAATCTGCTGTTCTGATTTGTGATTGTTTGAGTGTGCCGAACCGTCTTCTGAATCTTCCTGCCATACGCCATATGGTGCTTTCACACTTTCTGGGCGGTAATAGTGGTAGATTCTTGGCGATGCTTCAGCGAGTGTCTTCCCGACAATTTTTAGCTTATCGTTGTATGTCATAATAAGTCTCCAATCGTCTAAGGGTAAGATCAAACACCTTCAATCCATCATCATCGTGTGTCGGCTGTACATTGTCGATTCTGTACTGATCTTCAGTTTCAACAATGACTGCATACTGTGCAATCTGTGGGCGTGTTCCTTCATTCCAAATTCGTACAACCATGTCAACCTGTTCATCTGCTCCCTTTGCGAGGTACTGGCGTGTTATGCCGATGTCTTTTTCACCGTAATACTGTGTGATTACTGGCGAAAGTTTCTGTTCTGGCATACTTCCTGCATCACTTGTGTTGATAAGATTGCAAATCTGGATTGTTCCATCATCGAGCGTCATAAGTTAAGCCTCTGATGCTTTCTGCGAGAACACACGATTGTTAAGTCTATATCTCAGCATTCGAGGCATGCCGTTGTCTCCGTCCGAACGCTTGCGGTACAAATAAGCGGCATACATCTCGATTGTCTGAGAATCATCTGTGTCGTACGAAACAACTGATTCGGTGCTGTCTGCTGTGGTTTTAAGAGTAATGCCTTCACGCTGAATCTCGGCTATTGCAACCGTGATCAGCGTGTCAAGGTATTTACTGGTGGCTGCTGGCACGGTCAATTTTTCAAGATCAGCCATAAGCAGCTCTTTAATCTCTGGAATTTTCATGCCAAGAGCTCCCTTCTTTTACTGATTAAGCTTTAACGTTTGCGGTATCTGCTGCAAATGGATGCTTTGTGTCAATTGCTCCTGTTGGGTCAGTAGAACCAAGACCTACGCACAGGAATGCATCTGCAAATACAGGCTTGCCATCATAACGAGCTGTTCCCTTGAACACTGTCTGATCTTCTGCAAACTTATACTGATCTGATACTGCGAGAGTAGTTCCAGCTCTCTCAGCGAGAAGATAATCAAGACCATATCCACCGAGAATTTCATCATCTGGTACATAGTCCTCGGTTTCGATTGCACCGCCAACAATTGGCATCATTGATTCAGTGCCTGCAACAATTGCGCCTGCTGCGTTGATGCTCATTGATGCGGCAACCAGCTTAGCCTTTGTAGCATTGTTCATTACCCAGAACATGTCTCCTCTGGAATGCTTCAGAGCGCCTGTTGCTTCGATGAATGCTTTGTACATAGCTGTGTCTGTCTTACCAGCAACATTCGTCTTTGTTGCAGTAGCGGCAAAGCCTGTCGGCATCTTTGTGCCTGTGCCATAGACAATAGCCTTATCAAGTGCATATCCAATCCCCTGTCCGATTGCTGTGAATACTTCACTAGCAAGATCAATGTCGGAATCGTCAAGTGTTGCGTTGCAGATTGCAATGATTCCAGCGACCTTATAGCCATCGACTTCAACTTTTGTGAATGTCAGAGACAGTTCATTCAGCTTTTCACACGCTTCTGTCCAGATTGCTTCTGGAATTCCACCCTCAACTGTCTGACGTGCTGTTCCTGCAACTGCCTGCAGGTTGACACGCTTCATCAGCTTGGAATAAGTCTCTGTTTCAGACTTTACCAGTGGGAGAATAACCTCTGGTACAAGCAGGTCACCGCCTGTCAGTGATCTCTGCTCAATCTTCTGATGTCTTCCAAGTGCACGTACGTTGTCAAGGAATTCATGTACATCATCCTGCTTGACGAATGCTGAGCGCTCTTCATAGCTCATGTCTTTAAATCTTCTGTTCATGTTTAATCTCACCTTTCTTGCCTGCGGTTCTGCAGGTTCATTTTCCGGCTCTGCCGGTGTTGCTGCTGGAGCAGGATTGTCGTTCTGCTTCTCTTCAACTTCTTTCAGTTCCTTTTCTGCTCCGCCAATCTCGGCATCAATGTCTTTCTTTTCGTTCTCTGCCTTTTCAACGGATGCATCGTTTTCGGACTTTTCCTTGTCGAATGCTTCGACTGTGTCCTCAACTGTTTTCTTATCCTCATCAGATGTTTCGTCATTGACTTCATTCACATCTGCTTCGAGTTCAGCTTCACGAGTTTTGAACTCTTCAGACTTCTTTCTGAGTTCTGCAAGATTGTTTTCTATTTCGTCTGATCTCTTCTTCAGACCGTCAATCTTCTTTCTCAGAATCAGCGCTTTCAGTGCCATCTTTTTTTGCCCCTTTCAATTTGTTTGACATGCGAATCTTCCAAGCATCAAGCGACTTCTTGCGGATGTTTTTTGCATCTGCTGAGCGTGCTGACACTTCAGTTGTTTCGTATGCAGGGAATGTGCATACAGATACTTCGTACAGTTTGATTTTTCTGATCGTCCAGTGGATTGAACCATCTGCGTTGACGTCGGTGTCTTCGCTTAGAATGTCGAATCCAAACGAACACTGGTTGACATCGCCACGCTGTGTGCGTGCGTACTCATTCAGCGCATCTTGATCGTTCGGATTGATTAAGATGCTCCCCCAAAGTCCGTGCGCATCGATTTTTAAATCTAGCGTGCGTGCCAAAGTTCTGCCAATGACCAGTGTCGTATCGTGGTTGACCAGAGCACGAACATCACCGCTTATCGTTTCGTCAAACGCATGCGGGTCAATGCTCTCACTCATTCCGTCGCCCATATCGTATGTGCCGTCAAACACTGCGAAATAGCCTTCAATGCGCTTTTCGTTTGTGTCTGGCGTTTCCCGAATTTTAAAATCAGACGAGATTGTTCTCATCTGACGTGTTCCAATATTCATTTCGTTATTCATCGTCTTTTCCCCCGCTGTTATTGTTCAGCTTATTTTGCAATCCGCTCATATCAT